TACAAATGGAGCTGGCGGATCAGGAATAGTTATATTAAGGTATAAATTTAAATAATTATGACAAGTACAATTAAAGTAAATACAATACAAAATACATGTGGAGCAGACATCATAAAAGAGTCTAGCAACACGATAACTATTGGTGCAAGTGGTGATACAGTTACACTAGCATCAGGCGCATCACAGACAGGGTTTGGTAGAACAGGAACAGTAGATTGGCAGACATCAATTAAAACATCTACTACTTTTTCTGCTTCTAATGGTGAGGGTTATTTTGTAGATACTTCAAGTAATGCTATAACAGCAAATCTACCAGCAGGATCGGCTGGATCAATTGTAGCTTTTAAAGATTATGCACAAAATTTTGATACGAACGCTTTAACTATTTCTGCAAATGGCTCACAAAAAATTGAAGGTATTACAAATGATTTTGTTTTAAATGGTGAAAGTGTTGCCGTTACGTTAGTTTATGGTGATGATACAAAAGGTTGGCAAGCAGTAAATAGTAATGATTTAAGAAATAAAATAACTTTTGTGAACGCAAGCGGAGGCACAGAATCAATAGTTTGTACAAATTTTAAAGTGCATACTTTTACAGGCCCTGGATCATTTGTTATTTCTTGTGCAGGTTCTCCTGGTGGATCAAACTCTGTCGATTACATGGTTATCGGTGGTGGTGGCAGTGGTGGATTAGGAGTTGGTACTAGTGATAGAGGAGCTGGTGGTGGCGCAGGCGGATTTAGAGAATCATCAGGTGCAGCATCAGGTTGTTATACAGCGAGTCCTTTAGGTTCAGGTGTTTCAGCTTTATCACTTGCTGCAACTTCATTTCCAGTAGTCGTTGGTGCTGGTGGTGCTCAAAAAGATTCTTTTGGTAATGGTAACGATGGAAGTAATTCTAGTTTTTCAACAATCACATCTACTGGTGGAGGAGGTGGTGGAACAAATTCAACAACAGGAAATACTGGAGGCTCTGGTGGTGGTGCTGGAGGTGGTACTTCAGGATGTGGAGTTGTAGGTGCAGCAGGTAATACTCCTCCAGTATCTCCCCCACAAGGAAATAACGGTGGTAGAGGTGGTGGAGCATCACCAAACATTGGTGGCGGTGGTGGTGGAGGTGCTACTACGGTTGGTGGAAATGCAGGTCCAGGCGCAGGAGGTAATGGTGGTACTGGAGCAACAACTTCTATTAACGGAACTCCAACAGAGAGAGCAGGTGGAGGTGGTGGAGATAAATGTGCTGGATCATCTGGTGGTGGTGCATCAGGTCCTGGTGCTTGTCAAGCAGGAACAGCAAATACAGGTGGTGGAGGACAAGGTGGTCATCCGAGCGGAGGTGGTAATGGTAGCGCAGGAGGCTCTGGTATAGTAATAATAAGGTATAAGTTTCAATAGGTAAATTATGAGTGAAGTAAAAGTAAATAAAATTAGCCCAAGAACAAATTGTGGAACTACACAATTAGGAGATAGTGGAGACACAGTTACAGTTACTGGTGATTTAAGATCAAACAGTTTAAAAGCGTCTGATGGCGGAGTAATTATTAGTCAATCAGGAACTACAATAACTCTAGGAGCATCAGGAGATACAGTATCTCTTGCAAGTGGGGCAAGTCAGTCAGGATTTGGAAGAACCGGAACTGTAGACTGGCAAACAGGAGATATTAAAACAGGAACTTTTACTGCTGAAAATGGTAAAGGATATTTTGTTAATACATCATCGGGGGCAGTAACAGGAAATTTACCTTCTTCTCCAAGTGCAGGAGCTATAGTTGCATTTGCAGATTATGCAGGAACTTCAGGAAGTAATAATGTTACAATAGGTAGAAATGGTTCTCTTATTGAAGGTCAAGCTAGCGATGCTAAATTAGATGAAGACAGAGACACAGTAACATTAGTTTATGTTGATGGTACTCAAGGTTGGGTACCCGTTAATGATAATACAGCGACTAATGTACCACCAGCTTATGTAACAGCTACTGGTGGGTCAGCTTCAACTTGCGGTAATTTTAAATTTCATAAATTTACAGGTCCTGGTACTTTTTGTGTTTCTTGTGCAGGAAATACTGGTGGATCAAACACAGTTCAAGTTTTAATTGTTGCTGGTGGTGGAGCAGGTGGTGGTAGATATGGTGGTGGTGGAGGTGCTGGAGGTATGGTATTTACACCTAGTTGTGGTGTACCTATTTCTGCAAGTCCTTTCCCAATTGCTGTTGGAGGTGGTGGTAGTGGACAACCTCAACCCCCAGGTCAAGGAGCCCAAGGAACAAATTCAACAGGACTTTCTCTTACAGGTGTAGGAGGAGGTGGAGGTCAACACACAGGTTCTAGTCCTAATCAAGCAGGCGGATCTGGAGGAGGATCTGGCCAAGACGGAGGCACTGGACCAGGTACACAACCTTCTCAATCAGGAAATTCAGGAACTTTTGGTTTTGGAAATAATTCAGGCTGTGGAGCTACAGGTGCTCCTCAGTATGGTCACGCTGGAGGTGGTGGAGCTGGAGCTGTAGGTTCAAACGGAACACCTGGCGGTGGTGGTAATGGTGGTTCTGGTAAATCAGTAACTTCATTATTTCCTGCGCCTTTAGGTGGAACTCCAGGAGGAACTTACGCAGGTGGTGGTGGAGGTGGATCTTATACTGGACCTTCTGGTGGACCTGGTCCTGGTGGTGGTGGGAATAGTGGAAGTCCTGGTGGAGCTGGAACTACAAACACAGGTGGTGGTGGTGGTGGAAGTACAGGGAACGTTTGCACAGCAGGTGGAAACGGTGGATCTGGAATAGTTATTATTAGATACAAATATCAAAATTAATATGTATTTACTGAACTTAAAAATTAATATATAAGGAGAAACATTATGGCACATTTTGCAAAACTAGGAGCTAACGGAAAAGTTATTCAAGTATTAACTATGGATAATGATAAGATGTTAAACGCTGATGGTGTTGAGGATGAATCAGTAGGTCAAATATATTTAGAGACACACAATAATTGGCCTGCACAAATGTGGATTCAAACTTCATACAACACATCAGGTAATAAACATAGTTCAGGTGACAATTCAAAGGCATTTAGAGGCAACTACGCAGGTATAGGTTACACTTGGGATGAAGATAATGAAATTTTTTGGCCTAAAAAACCTTTTGCATCTTGGGTAAAAGATACTACAACTGCTAGTTGGAAATCACCTATTGGTGATGCTCCTGCATTAACAGCAGAACAAACTTCACAAAATGAAGCTGGCACTCATGCATGGTATTACACTTGGAATGAATCAGGCCAGTCTTGGGACTTGACAGACCAAAAAGCATAAATTAAAAAGGTATGTGGTATGCAAAAGAAAGTATTAAGTGAACAAGCCTTATATTATGGTGATGTGGCAATGCCTAAAAATTGGGACATTGACCGAGATAAATTATCAGGCGACATCTTACAATCACAAATTCAAAACAAACAATTTCCATTCTCACGAACTTGGGATATGTTAAATACTTATATGCGAGATCACGTTAATCTCGAGTATGGTATTCAATTAGTTAACAAAGAAACGTGGGGTAACATCTATAAACCTAGCGAAACTACAATTCCATTACTTGATATAGATCCAGTAGATTTACGTAACTCACCAGACTTTACATTATTGTATGGTGTAAAAGTCAAAGATTGTATGGTTAGAATACACTATGAAGATAATAGACGTAAAGGTAGATCTTGGGATATACCACTTAAAAATAATATGTTTATTATGTTTCCATCAACTAATATGTATTACTTAACTAACAATCAAAAAGATAGTTTAAACTTTGTACAAACAATAACTTATGAATATATCTAATTATTACTGGTATTTTAGTGGTGTGTTAACCCCTAAATTTTGTGATGATGTTATAGAATATGCTAAATCACAAAAAGAAGTTATGGCTAGAACTGGTGGTTATGGTGATAGAAAATTAAAAAAAGAAGAAGTGTTAGATTTAAAAAGAAAAAGAAATTCTGATTTAGTTTGGTTAAATGACACTTGGATATATAAAGAAATACACCCATATGTTCACGAAGCAAACAAAGCAGCGGGATTTTTCCCCTTTTC